TCAGCCCTAAAGCTGACCACCAGTGCTTACGCGCTAGGGATTGTCATAATCTCGCACTAGTCCATAGATGAACAGTGTATTAAAACTATGGACAATTTCCATCAGTGAATCCATTGTAAAGTATGAGCTTTGCAGCTTATGCTTTACGAGAGGAACTCCAAATGGGAGGAATATTTACGCAGAAGAGAGTCCTTCCGGACTTTCCAAAAGCAGAAATACTAATACACAATAATGGGGTACCCTCTCAGTCATTCGAGAGGTTACTAGCCCAATGTGTACCTACCCAAACTACCACGTCCTACAGGACGCATGGTAGTGACCGGATTACAGGAACGGATGATGCTCTTGCTCAGGCGCGTGATATTAATTCACGTAACTGGCTTGATTATTCCAGATTTGATTCTGGTCATCCGTTTGACACTATTAAACAAGAATGGCATCTTAGCCATAAACTTGTAGATATAACGGGTGGAACCGCAAGGTTCCGTGGCCCGCTTATTCTAGCTAATAGTGCCAGTCTACCTATTAATACTTGGTTCGCGGGAGCACCGTCTTTTGACAGTGCTTTCTACGGTACCAAGCTCTTTAATATGGCAGTCCCTAATAAACCGGTCGCCGATATGGCAACTGCTCTTGGTGAACTTCGAACAAAGTTCGGAGTACCGAGTATCCCTGGCAATCTTTTCTTCTGGGAGAACAAGGCTCGCTCTGCCCTTTCTAAGGGTGGAGGCGAGTACTTGAACGTCCAGTTTGGATGGTTGCCTATGATCTCGGACATCAAGAAGATAGCAGGAGCCGTTCTCCAGTCTCAACAACTGGTAGAACAATATCTTTCCGATTCCGGAAAGAATATATATCGGCGTCGCGAGTTGCCCGAACTGCATACTAACCTGTCTATCACCAACGACATAGTTTCGTCGTTTTTGTTTAGCGGGTTTAGTTCTAATGATTCCCAGCTCTTCACAGGGCCGGGCATTAGTGGACGGGTCTCGCAGGTTGTCAACCACGATCGAAAGATCTGGTTCACAGGATCGTTTAGTTATTTCCTTTCAGAGGGTATTGATCCCCTTGATCGGATTTCGCTTTACGCATCGCTAGCTCGTAAGCTAGTAGGAGCCCGGCTTACGCCGGAAGTCCTGTGGGAGTTGCAACCTTGGAGTTGGCTGGCCGATTGGGTTTTCAATCTAGGATCTATCCTAGAGAATCTTGAAAGCTTTCAAACGGACGGCCTTGTAGCACGATATGCCTACCTCATGTGTACCGATAAGGTCACTGTGGATGTCACGTCGTCTCGTCATGGGCTTAGTCATTTGTTCGGTGAGATCTCTCGCCGGACGGTGACTACGCACAAACAACGAGTCCGCGCTACGCCTTATGGATTCGGTCTAGATCCGCAGACTTGGTCTGCGGAACGCTGGGCCATATTGGCGGCACTTGGTTTGACCAAGTCCCCAAGACTCTTGCAATAGAGTCCTCGCTGAAGTTCATCAGCGTGTTCAATTCGGCCACCCGGGAGGGTCGCCTTAATAAACTGGAGTAATGCCATGGCTTTCGCCGATCCTCAGTCTGTCACTATCAATGCCGTTGCTCAGACGCTTCCGCGTACGAGTAGCGGCACATCATCTGGTAACTTTACCAAAGATGATGCCACCGTTAAGCTGAGCGTGTCGCACCTTTATGGTGCGCGCACGCGTCGTCAGCTTCGGCTTGATCACCAGAAGTATGCCGCTGACCCTCTGATCTCTGCTCAGAACGTTCTTCGATCGATGAGTGTTTACATCGTCGTTGACGTTCCCAAGCAGGGATACACGGTTGTCGAGCAGAAGCAGATTGTGGATGCGCTTACCGCGTACCTCACTGCGTCTTCTGGCGCCAAGGTCACCCAGCTTTTGGGCGGGGAGATCTAGGAATGACAGGAGCAAAGCACCGCTTTACGGATGGGACTTTCCCGTCCGGGATATTCATCGTTATGGGGACGCTCTTGAGCATCTCCCTTTCGGTGAACGCGGTTTTCTACGTCCTTTTGACGTGGGATCTTGTTCCGAATTGATGGATTAGCAACAAGCATGGCTATGGATTCTAACCCTCATTTAAGGAGGCAGAATGAAAAGCCTTATGTTGCTCCTAACCAGTGTTCTCCATGATATGGGGACACTATGTTGCGTAAGCACCAGCCAGGATCTTAAAACGATCCAGGCTCGAGTCAAGCACGAAGGTATATCGTTTCTCACGATAACCCTACCCGACTTTGCAAAAGACTTCGAAAGAAGTCTTGAGCTTGGAAAGGTAGATCACTCTCTCTTTCACGCTTTTGCGTTTAGAGGAGGTCTCCCCCTATTCTTAGGAGGTTTCCTTGATCTTGTGTTTGACCGTGGTGATGGACGCCTACTCGCTGAACCAAGCGAGGATGCGATCTATGCCGTACGTCAGCTTTCGCTGATGTTTGGTAAGATAAAACTTGAATGTCGTGATGACAGACGAGCCGCAGCCTTTGCTCAATTCATTGAGTGTGAGTTGGATGTTATCAAGAGTACTGGCAACTTCCTCAGGAATGATGAACTCGTTCATCAGTACCAGAGGGTGAGTACCCTGCTCTTTGGGCATTTGTTCGACCAGTGTACTAAAAGACTGGCCTGGCTCTTGCCCAAGCATGGTCCTGGTTCCACTGCAGAACGTCTTACCAGCAATGGTAAGTATGTTCAGACCGAATGGACGGACCGGCTTGAGATGTTGTTTCCGCATAAGCGGTATCTGTCTTCAAGCCGTGAGCTGAGTGACCTCAGACTCACATGTGTTAACATCCGCGAACCCTGGAACGAAAGACCCGTAAGGGTTATTGACGTTCCTAAGACGCTGAAAACACCTAGAATTATTGCCATAGAACCTGCTTGCATGATGTTCATGCAGCAGGGTCTTTTGGAGATAATTACTGAAGAGCTTAACAGGGATTACATCCTGAAACCTCTTCTCAGTAGTCTTGACCAAATCCCTAATCAGGAGATGGCCAGGATAGGTTCCCTTACGGGAAACCTAGCTACACTCGATTTGAGTGAAGCCTCTGATCGTGTTTCCAATCAGCATGTACGACTGATGCTTAGCAACTGGGACTACCTTGATCAGGCAGTCCAAGCTATGCGTAGCCGGAAGGCTGATGTGCCTGGCCATGGAGTGATCCATTTGGCCAAGTTTGCATCTATGGGTTCAGCTCTCTGTTTTGCCTTTGAAGCAATGGTCTTTTTGACCGTTATCTTCGTCGGTATTGAACAGGAGCTTAGGCGCCCACTGACCCTGAAGGACGTTAAACGTCTAAGGGGCCAGGTGCGTGTTTACGGAGACGATATTATTGTCCCCGTAAAATTCACGCGTTCCGTGCTCATGTCACTTGAAACCTTCGGGTTTAAAGTTAACATGCGCAAATCTTTCTGGAGTGGTAAATTCAGAGAGAGCTGCGGTAAGGAGTACTACAATGGACACGACGTTTCCATAACGCGTGTTCGTCGAATGCTCCCTACATCACGGAGGCACGTTGATGAGATAGTATCTGCGGTTAAACTCCGTAACCACCTTTATAAGCGTGGTATGTGGAGATCCGTTAGGTACCTAGACAGTCTGTTGGAGGATTTGATCCCCTTTCCAGCTGTCGGAGAACTCTCATCTGCATTGGGTAAGTTTAGCTTTCTCGGTTACCAAACCGATAAGCTGGACTCTGACACACAGTCGCCCGTTGTTAAGGCGGCTGTGGTCAAACATAGGCTTCCAGTTGACAAACTGGATGACTATGGCGCCCTTCTCAAGTTTTTCCTAAAGCGAGAAGGTCCAGAAATGGATCTTGTTGTCAATGGGGATCACCTTGAACGTGCTGGACGTCCGGTGTCCGTCGACATAAAGACCCGGTTCGTAAGCTCTTACTGAGGCTTACGATGGACTCTCTGTGTTTATGCAGAGAGTGGCCCTTAATATGGCCTAGCGGAGGTATTAGCCTCTTCATGAGACTAATCACCTTGTGGAGATGCACC